TGACGCGGTGCCGCTTCACCCGCTGCTTGTTGACGACGCGGATGTCGAAGGTGCCGGGCATCTCATCGGATGGCGAGTACTCCGAGATCTCGACCTTCGGGTCGGCCACGATGGCCGGGAGGACGTCCTCCGTCACGTTGTAGTAGGTTTCCTTCTCCTCGCGCATCTCCTCTTCGGTCCACACCTTGACGGTGCCGAGCTTCGACAGCAGCGCGTCCTTGATCATGGTGTAGATGACGAGGAAGCCGTCGTTCTGCTGCATGAACACATGGTTCACGACATCGGTTTCCTGCTCCGCCTTCTCGATGTCGTCTTCGGCAACTGGGTCGAACACCACGACCTCGTCACTGCCGCAGAAGATCTCCATGAGCGAAGGCATCAGCCCTTCGATGGTGTCGGCAACGTCGGTGCTGACTGCTTTGGAGCGGCCTTCGATGGTCGGCATGTCTGCGGACATGTCGCCGTAGTAGTAGCTCATCGCCTTCTCGCGCTGCGCGGAGAGTTCGCTCTCCGTGTTGGACGAGATGGCGTCAGCCTTGTTGGCGGCGAGCAGAGCCTTCAGGTCGTCGTCGGTCATCGGCGGCTGCGATGGTGCCGGGCCTCCCGATGACGCGCCGTCGTAAGCCATCAGTCATTGCCCATCGGCGGATCGGTGGCTTCGTCGCCTTCGGCTTGGGCGTTGTCGGGGTCGGGCTCAGCCAGTTCCTCGACGCCGATGACGTCCTGTAGCTGCACGACCGCTCTGGCTAGAGCCATCAGCATCGTGTCGGGCTCGACAGGTTCGCCCGACGCAATCCTCTGCATAAGCTCTTTCACGCTCATCACACCTCTCCCATCTTTGGGTATTTGAGATCCCGCCCGAACACCGTCTTCGATTGATCCGACTTGTCCAGGGTCATGGCCAGGTAGCGGAAGGCGTCGGCCCCGTGACTAGCCCAATCATGGACAGGCACAGGCCGCAGCGTGTCAAGCCTCTCGTCGTATTCTGAACGGTATAATTTCAGGGCGTCGATGCCGCGCTCGCACTTGACGCGGTCGAACCAGCACCTTGGCATCATCACCCTGGCAGCGTTGATGCCGTCCTCGATGCGGTGCATCGGCGCGATCGTCATCGGCCTGCACCCCAGCTTTTCCAACTGTTCCAGCCTGGTCTGAGCCATGCCGAGGATCTTGGCCTGCGCGTCGAAGGGCACGATGTGCCCGGCGTAGACGTAGGGCTTCTCGCGCACGATCTTGGCGTAGTGGTCTAGCTCAGCCCCGGTCATCTCGTAGTAGTCGATGCAATGGACCTCGCGGCCCACAACCTGCGCGAACCAGATGGTGGTGCTGTCAACCTTGCCGAGATCCCACGCAGTCCAGACCATGGCTGCCGGGTCGTAGGGCACGCCGCAGATCCGCTTCTCGTCTTCGGCGGTCGCCATCAGCTTGCCGTAGTACGCGCCCCTGATCGCAGCCTCGAAGCTGCATTCCATTTCCTGCGCGTACTCCTCTTCGGACATCGTGCGCCGTGCGTCAGCGAGTTCGGCTGCACTCAGCAGGCCCGTCGCACTCGCCTTCAGCATCAGCCGATAGAGTTCGACCTCCTTCCACTGCCCGAGCCCCTTCCAGATGTCGTACAGGCCTACTCGCCCGCGTGGCGTGCCGATGAAGGTTGCCCATCCGCCTTTGTCCGCGAGCGCGGGCCGGATGACGTCGCCCCAGACGGACGGTCGCATGTCCGCATACTCATCGAGAATGACACCGTGAAAATACCCGCCGCGAAGACGATCAGGATTGTCCGCACCGTAGAGCCGAACTCGAGATCCGTTGAAGAGATCGACGCGTAGCTCGCTCTCGTTCGGCGGCTTCGCCAGGAGCGGACGCGAGTAGTGCTTGAGGTAGTCCCACGCAATGTCTTTGGCCTGCGTGTACAGCGGCGCGATGTAGCCGAACCGCCCGTCAGGATCTTTGCATCTCACCGCTGACTTGAGCGCATCGTTGACGGCAGCGACGGTCTTGCCCGCTCGACGGTGAGCGACGATGACCGACCAACGCTGCCGCCTTCGATGGAAGGGCCGGAACACCCGGCGAGGTTTGTACGGCACCCATGCAACGCCGCGTGGGTCGCTGTAGTCTACCTCTGCGACGGACATCAGGCCCGAGGACGCTTGTCGTCTGCGCTGCCAGCTACGCCAGACTTGCGCTTCGCATCCTCATCGGAGGCCTTGCGTTTGTCGTCGTCCTTCTTCGCCGCAGCCTCGCTGTCTTTGGTCGCGGCTGCCTTCTGCTCCGCCGTGCCAATCGCCATCACCGCTTCGGGCGGAGGTGGCTCTTGGTTGCGATACGAGGTCGCGAGTTCGGCACCCATCCAACTGTCTGGGTTGGTTGGCGTCGGCTCGATGGGCTCGCCTTCCTTGCCTTCCTGCGTCTCGATGGCGAGGTGATGCGGTGGCTGCTCGCCCTTGGCGTAAGCGGCGTTCGCCTTCTCGCGGGCGGCGGCCTGCTCCTTGCTCTCAGTCGGCTCCTTGTCGTCGTCCTTCGCGTCCTTGCGTTCCACGGTCTTGCTCCTTCTGCTGCTGTTCCTTCTGCGAACGGATATGCGCGTCGATGCCAGAGCCGGGATTGCCCGGATCGGTCCAATGCTCCTTGATCACGTTCATCGCCTCGTTGCCCATCCAACCATCGACGTTGGTCGGCACGAAGGCTGCTGGTGCCAGGTGATGCTCAGGCTGCTTGCCTTGCGCGTAGAGCGCGTTGCTCTTCGCCCGATCGGCGGTCTGCTCCGAGCTTCGCTTCTCCTCGTCGGCCTTCGCAGCTTCGACTTGAGCTTCGGTCTTGGGTTTCATTTCGGTTCCTCCGGTTCGTCCTCGTCGTCGTCACCCAGCCACCGCACGGTGTGGATGAGCGGGATGTCGGTGCCCTCGACGGGTTGCGGCACCCTGCCGTCCAGCCTGTCGGAGATCTCGCGTCGAGCGGAGACGTCGCCGCAGATGGCCTGCTGCACGCACATGTCCGCGATCAGATCCAGAGCCTGTTCCGCTGGCACGGTGACCACGACCTTGCCCTTGACGATCTTGCCCTCGATGGGGAACTGCGGCAGCACGGGACCTTCGTCACCGCCCATGGTCAGGTCGTGCTGGCGCTTGATGGCGCGTTCCAGCGCGTTTCGCCAAGGTTTGTTCTTGGGCAGACTGCCAGCGGGGTTGCCCGCCGGGTTGCCGCTCTGTCCTGGCTGCCATGCCATTGCGTTGTCAGTCCTAAGCTTCTGAAATTACTCCGGCGGGGCCGATGCCGAGACTGCGCCCCACCGGAGCCTTGATGCGGAGGAAGGAGGTTCCAAGCCAAGCCTCCGCACTAGCACTTGTCGCCTTTGCCACCCTTGCCACCCTTGCCGCCTTTGGGTGGTTTTGGTTTTGACTTGCCCATGTCGTTCTCCCTGGTTGGAATAGTTTCCGGCGACGACGGAGTGAGATCACATCGCCGCCGGAATGCCCCTGGCCCATCCGATAGGTGCAGCGTCAGGGCCGGAGGTAGGCTTCGAGTTGAGCGGGGTAGGGCTTGGCTCGCAGCCGATTTGTTGTTCGCAGTCTCGTCAGCATTTGGTTTCGGTGTCAAGCGTCAGTCCTTGCTCCCAGGCACCATCTTGTCGAGGTTCCGCAATCCCTGCATGCCCTCCTCCGGCACCGAGCGTTGCGTTTTGCGGAAGCGTTCGTCCATCTTCGCATCGAGTTCGGCCTTGCGGGCATCGCGGGCCTTGCCGAGCTTCTCCCTCACCTCAGCGACCTGCCTCTCGCGGATATGGGCAGGCGGCGGCGTCGGCCCGTCATCGTAGCTGAGCGTCTCGATCTCTGAGCGCAAGCTACGCATGTGCGCCCGGTTATCGCGCTGGTGCTTGTCGAGCCACGCATGCAGTTCGGCAATGGACGGCAGGAAGGTGCATTCGGTGAGGATGCCGCTGCGCGGATCGACCATGGCGGAGACGGCGGCAAGCGGAGCGCCAGTGAGCAGCGTGGTCACCTGCCGGATGTAGAGATCGGGGTCAGGCAGCGACATCTGCGGGTAGGAGCCCATCAGGATCATCACCGTCTTCGCCGCGAACACCTCGCCTGCCGTGGCCTGGTGTTCCGCCGCGTGCAACTGCCGCCTCGCCTCGACCAGCATCTGCTGCCGTTTTGAGATCTGGATCTCGTTGGTCATTTGGTTTTCTCCCTCTCGATTGCCTGTTGCACGTTCTTCAAGCCAGCCTCGCGGACCTTCTCCGCCACCCGCTCCTTCGCACTACGCGGTGCCTCCCGACCGTTGCGCCGTCCCGCGTTCTCCAGCCACTCGACCTTGAAGCCTCGCCAGCCGTTCGCGATCATCGCATCTGCGGCCTCGTTTGGATCTGGCCACTTGCCGAGTTCTCTCACCAGCAACTCTGAAGACCTTTTTGTGAGCGGGCAGCGAAGGGAACGCCGATGCTCGATCACCGCTTTCGCTTGCTCCGAAGACAAAATGGTCAGCAGGATTGATATCGGCGCGATAGCGCCCTCTGCCTCTCCCTCTGCCTCTTTTTGTGTCTCTACTTGTGTCTCTACTTGTGTCTCTTTCTCTACTCCCCACTTTTGATATTGGCCTGATATCACGCTGATATCAAAATGATCTAGCCAATGTTGCAGCTTTGATATCAACGTGATGACACGTTGTCCCGGTAGCCGGAGCCTGAAGGCAAGCTCAGCGATATCGGGGAGGTTGCCGTCATCCTCCGCCGCGATCAGCCACAGCATCACCAAGAGCTTCGCCGCTGCCGGGTCGAGATTGGCCCACTCGATGTCGTCGAGCAGGTCGCGGTAGAGCTTCACCCACGGTGGCTTGCGGTCTTTGAAATGCTGGAACCGCGACCAGTTCTTGATGCGGAGTGTCTTGCTAGTGTTATCGTCTTGTGCCATCTTCCCCGTCTCTTGTGCATCTTCGTTGGTTAAGAGAGGTCCGCCGCCCCTGTTCGGCGGGCCTCTTTTTTTATTGCTCCCGTCCCTTGTGATGGCTGCGGCGATGATGCTCATCGCAGTATGACGAACGTTCGCCGCGAGGCCTGCCGCACCACATGCCGTCCTCGATCGGGAACCTGCATTGATCCTCGCGCACATCCACCAACGACGCCACCGTGCCGTACTCGCGGGGCGGTTCCGGCGTGAGTGGTGTTAGCGATGTTAGCGGGGGCTGGGGGGTCAAAGGCGGGCAGTGCGGGATCTTGAAGAACACCCGGCGGGGGCGCTGTGTCACGGGTTTCCGTGCCGCGTAGGGCGCGTAGGCATGGGTCACCTTGAAGGGCAGCCGCATCCGGTGCGCCCGCCCGATGCACTGGCTCTTGTTGAGCCCCATCACCTTGCCGATCTGCGAGGTCGAGAGCTTGGGATCGGCCCATAATCGGGTCAGTTCGGCATCGCGTTCGGGCGTCCACACCGAGGTGCCACGGCTGTGCAGCGGCGGGCCCCGACGCCGAACCTTTGGGACCACGCCACTGCTGTCCTCCGGCGGAGGATAGGTGATTTCCGTCATGCCGCACCCCGTTCAGGCACACTAGTCGCGGAAGATCTCAGGCCGCAATTGCTCCTTCGGAACGCCCAACAGCTTCTCAAGCTGGTGGCAGCGTTCGACCGGAGCCTCCGGCCATTTGTACACCGACTGCCGCGAGATCTTCAGCACCTTGGCAAGCTTGCCGTAGCCGCCGAACTCACG